GGCAGACAGCCAACAGTTCGACGGCTGGCACGGCATGCCTTATCCAGGCTACCAATACCCCTTCATTTTCGTGCATGCCGATGCCGATCCCGACGGTCTGATGCTGAACAACATGACCGAGTTTCTGTGGCAGTCACAGCAATGGTACCAGCAGCAGTTTGGCGTATTGGGGCCCGGCGCTTCCGCTTATATCTGGAATCGCTGGGACAACCTGAGCTACGGCAACGCGGACAGCTGGACCATGTATCACTGGGGCGATGGGACTGCCTGGTCCGGTTATCAGCCGCGAGCTTTCTTTAGCGCTGCGCGCGCCTGGCATGAGCTGAAACTGGCGGGTAAAACACCGCCGGCCAAATTGGTCGGCTATGTCGAAAACTGGTTGAGCTGGCTGGTTGGTTTTACTCAGGATTCTGGCGGTATTACACCGACCGATTTCCCGATGACCGGCATCCCACAACCCGATAAACATGACTTTACCGGCCATATGTGTGGCCTTTGGTTGGCCGGAGCCGTGATGGCAAAAATGGCCGGTAGCGAGATCATTGGAACAGAACACTTTATTGAACAATGTGTTACGGAGTTACAGAAGAATTATCTCACCAGTGGGGATGTGATGGATGGCGCCTGGTCGCCGGCACCGCGTCCCGGCACGGACAACGGGATGTTCTTCGGTTTTTGGTCGGGTGAAATCCTGCGCGGATTGAGCCTGTATGTGATGTACAAGAGCGGCCTCAACTATCCGGCCGACAAACAGAAGAGAGCAACGACATGACAGCAAAATACCGCGCCCTGCTCACCGATCAGGGCAAAGCGCTGCTGGCTAACGCCGCGGCAACCGGCCAGAAGCTGGAGATCACCCAGATGGCGGTCGGCGACGGCGGTGGCTCAGCCACTTTGCCCAGCGAAAACCAAACCAAACTGGTGAACGAGAAGCGACGCGCCGCGCTCAATTCCCTGCAGGTTAACGCCAGCAGCAGCAACCAGGTGATCGCCGAGCAGGTGATCCCGGAAGATACTGGCGGCTGGTGGATCCGCGAACTGGGGCTGTACGATAAAAATGGCGTGCTGGTGGCCGTGGCTAACACCCCCGACACTTACAAGCCGTTGCTGGCCGAAGGTGCCGGTCGCACTCAAGTAGTACGCATGGTCCTGCTGATCAAAGGTGATGCCAGCGCAGTGATCGTGGCGGACAAAACCGCCGTGCTGGTTTCCCGCGATACGTTGGATGCGGCTATCGCCGAACATGCCCGTTCACGTAACCACCCGGATGCCACCCTGCTGGCCAAAGGGTTTACCCAATTGAGCAGCGACAGCAATAGCAACAGCGAAGTCCTGGCGGCGACGCCAAAAGCGGTGAAGGCGGTTAATGATGCAAGCCTCAAAAAAACCGATAACCTTTCGGATCTGACCAACAAGGCCGTCGCACGTGGCAATCTCGCACTGGGTAATGCGGCAACGAGAAATGTGGGGACTGAAGCTACAAATTTGATGGAGGTCGGCGCTTTCGGTTTCGGTGCAGGTATAAAGCATCATGCCGATGCCTATAGTAACCTTGGTGAAATTTATCGGGTGAATAACTTATCAAAAAACGCTCCTGGATCAGGTACCTATGGCGTTCTCAATCTCCCTTGCGATGGAGGACCTTCCAGTGGTTATTTGGCAATACAAAACAGCGCGGCTGCCTATATCGGTATTTCCACCGTTCCGGAGAAACCGCTGTCGTGGTATCGAATTTATACCACAGCCTATAAACCTACAGCGGCAGATGTCGGGGCTTTAACAGATAATGATGCGGAAAAAAAATATGTACTCCGCACGACAAAGATTAATGGAAAACCACTCACTGGCGATATATCACTATCAGCTAATGATATTAACACCTGGAGCAAAGCAGAATCTGACACGCGTTACTTAATGCTCTCTGGTGGCACGCTACAGGGAGTTGTTAAAACGTCATCTGACATTCAATCACTCAATATAGATAATTTCAGGATTGCATCAGAAAATTACGGAACTTTCTGGCGCAATGATGATTCAAATTTCTATTTAATGTTAACAAATAAGGGGGACAGGTTTGGAAGATATAATGATCTTCGCCCTCTATCCGTTAACCTAATCTCGGGAAATATTAATATGGGACATGCTTTATGGGTGGAAAAAACCGTTTCCTCTCGAGCCCATATTGCTTTGACTAAGGAAGCAACCCCAGAAGGAAGCGGCTCATTCGCATCTCAGCTTGATACTGCGGCATCGTTTCATCAGCAGAGATTTGACTGGACGGTAAATACTGGTGGGCATTATGTTCCTATCGTAAAAGGGGTATCTAATCGCAAAGACATCGGCTATCCGACAGCGGTTAGCTTTGGCTATCTTCTCAAACCAGAGAATAGCTTTGCCCATCCGGTGATCCATGTTCTTGGAGATAATAATTTCGATTGTATATGGGATTTTGATCCCAACACAGGGTTAATAGCGAGCAAGGCTGGGACTTTTTGTACTCAACAAGATGCACAAAATCGAGCTAACACCGCACAAGAAAATGCCAAAGGCTGGGCTTACCAAAATCTTGTCAATCGAGTACAACGTGGAGCCCAAAGTAGCCTAAATATGGACGGAAATCTTGTAGAGGCGCCAGGAGGCTGCTTTCTAACAGGAGGAAACGGTAACGAAGGTAACCAAGTCGGTGTTGCTCTATATCGTCCTATACAAATTATGCGAAATGGCATTTGGGCCACAATTGAGGGATAATCAATGAAATTATTTAATCTTCAACGCTATGTACCTGAGGAGTTTTTTCTAGGTGAAGGCATTCAGTATTTTATAGATGAAAATGGAAATGATTGGTTTAAATCGTTATCTAAATTCAATAAAAAATACACTATTGCAATAGAAAATGAAACAGGAATAATTCGTAGTATTAGTGAAGATGCTGCTCGTATTTACCCCTTAAATTTAAGCATCATTGATATCGATGATTTACCCGCCGGCTGTAATATTCTTGGTGACTGGATTTATACTGAGGAAGGTATTAAACGAAGAGAATACTCTCTACATGAGATGATCATTCAAGCACGGCAAAGAAAAAGTGCCTTACTCATGACAGCAAATAATAGGATTTCACCGTTACAAGATGCCGTGGATTTAGACATCGTAACAGAAGAAGAAAAAAAGTCGTTAACTACGTGGAAAACCTATCGTGTTCTGCTTAGCAGGGTCGATCCTGGTACCGCCCCAGACATCGACTGGCCACAGCCACCGCAATAACTACACGCTAAACGCCCCGCCTGGGGCGTTTTTTTTATCTTAATTTTCCTGCTGTTGTACCAGTTCTCATACATACCCAATGAGATGCGCGACCCCGTCACGAAAGGCATTCTGTTGTTACCAACCACAAACGGAGTAATGCTATGGGTGATTATCACCACGGCGTGCGTGTCCTCGAAATCAACGAAGGCACCCGCGTAATTTCCACCGTCTCAACGGCGATTATCGGCATGGTTTGTACGGCAGAAGATGCCGATGCAACCCTGTTCCCCCTCAACACTCCGGTGTTGATCACTGACGTTCTGGCCGCCAGTGGCAAGGCCGGCAAGAATGGCACCCTGGCACGCTCGCTGCTGGCGATCGCCGAACAGGCCAAACCGGTCACCGTCGTGGTACGCGTGGCGGAAGGCAAAGACGAGGCCGAAACCACTTCCAATATCATTGGCGGCGCTGATGAGAACGGTAAGTACACCGGCATGAAAGCCTTGCTGGCGGCACAGGCCGAGCTGGGCGTGAAGCCGCGGATTCTGGGGGTACCCGGCCACGACAACCTGGAAGTCGCTACCGCACTGGCCGGCATCTGCCAGCAACTGCGTGCCTTCGGCTATATCAGCGCGTACGGTTGCAAAACCGTTTCCGACGCCATCAAGTACCGTGCAGGCTTCAGCCAACGCGAACTGATGCTGATCTGGCCGGACTTTGTTAACTGGAATACCACCACCAACAGCAGCGACATCGCATACGCCACCGCTCGAGCACTCGGTCTGCGCGCCAAAATTGACCAGGAAACTGGTTGGCATAAAACCCTGTCCAACGTCGGCGTCAACGGCGTCAGCGGTATTTCAGCCAGCGTATTCTGGGATCTGCAAACCGTCGGCACCGACGCTGACCTGCTAAACCAAGGCTGTGTGACCACCCTGATCCGCAAAGACGGCTTCAAGTTCTGGGGCTCACGCACCTGTTCCGACGATCCGTTATTCCAG